AGAGCAGTGTCAGCAGCTATCAAGGAAGCTTCTGAGAAGGGTTTGAACGCTACAGAGCGTGAGGTACTTGTCAAACAAGCCTTGGAGCAGTTGAACGCTAAAATCTACAACTCGCAGATCGACACCTCAGTCATTGGTCAGCTTCGTCAAGCTGGTATGGACAAGGGTCTACGTGGTGAGGAGCTTCGTCTCTTCGTCAGAAACGAGCTGGACAACAATGCAGACCTCTACAAGAGAGCTTCTGATCAGCAGGGTATCGACTACGTTGATGACCTCCTGTTCCGCAGAGAGTTCTCAGGTGATGGTGTTGCGTCTTCTCTGGCAAAGAACTACGAGGACATGGTTCGCAAGTTTCCTGCCATGCGTATCATTGGTCAGCTCTTCTTCAGAACGCCTGTTCGCGTCTTTGAGGCTGGCTTGCGTATGACACCGGGAATGCAGCTACTCGCTCCCAAGTTTATCGGTGATCTCAAGGGTGAAAATGGTGCTCTGCGTCAGCTTCGTGCTCAGGCAGAAGCTCTGTTCGCCTATGGCTTCGCTACTACAGTAATGATGGGTTATGCGACTGGTAAGATCACTGGTGACGGTGGTGGATTGGATTACCGTGAGCGTCGTCGTCTTGAGGACTCAGGGTGGAAGCCCTACTCCATCAAGATTGGTGACTCCTACGTGTCATTCCGCAACATGGACCCGTTCGCTACCCCAATCAAAATCATGGTCAACGCTATGGAGCGTTTGCAGCGCCTTGAGTACCAGCGTGCTCAGGGTGTCCTAGCTAGCAAGGAGGACTACAAGTCCCTCATTCGTGCTGTGGACGTGGCTGTCAGCTCTGTGGCTATGTCTATCCGTGACGCTAACCTGACATCAGGTGCTGACGAATTGCTCAGCCTCGGTGAGGCACTTGCTGACCCTGATAGACACGAGAAGGACCTGTTGAGGTTCGTCCAGTCTAAGGTTGAACTTACTGTACCGAATGTGATCCGCAAGGGTATTAAATCGTTTGGCGAAGGTCAGAACGTGCTCAACGAGCCTTCCACTATGGATCAGGTATTGAGCAATGTGCTGAACCCCTCGTCTGACCAGATCAACCACCAGTACGATGCGCTTGGCTTCAAGCGAAACATTCCTACTCAGGGTCTAGCCGCCTTCATGGGGTTTGACATTGCTGACGTGGAAACACGTGCTCGTGGTCTGTCGGAAAAGGACAGGTACTCGCTGCGTGAGATTGCCAAGATGTCGTATGCCACTGGCTCTAGGTTCATTCCTCCAGCAAAGAGTGCAGAACTCTATGATGACAAGGACCTACGCCAGATTATGACGGCTGACGGTACTACTACGATCTACAATAAAGCAATGGAAGAGTACAACCGAAACATGCCTTCGTTTGCCTACCATTTCCTCAAAAGCACTGAGAACATCCCTATGGGAAGACAGGGCAAGAAAGGCCCTCGTGTTGAGGAGTTTGAGAAGCTTCAGCAGCGGCTGTGGACTAATGCAGTTCGCACTGTGGCTTCACAGGACCAACAGTCCTTCACTCTTCGCTCCCAGAGGCTCCAGAACCGCTTTGAGGTTCAATCAGGTATGAGGGAAGTTTCCAATCCGCTATTGCAATAAGGATTTTCAATGGCCTTTTATAACACCTTTGTAAACTACAACGGTAACGGCAGTACGACTACGTTCTCCGTCCCGTTCAGCTACTTGGACCAAGATGAGGTCATTGTAACCTTCAGCGGTCCCGGTACTTACACGTACACATTTACGTCCCCCAACGTCATCACAGTTAGCCCTGCGTTGGCGGTGGGGGCATCTGTTCGCATTGAACGCTCTACGAACCTCACTTCCGCTAAGGTAGTGTACTCTAACGGTGCGCCTGTTACTGGTGGTCAGCTCAACGCTTCGATCAACCAGCTCCTCTACGGTATGCAGGAAGCTAACGACGTTGCTGGTCGTGCTCTCCTTCCTAACGCTGCTGGCAACTGGTTCGCCAACTCTAAAAAGATCGTCAGCCTTGCTACCCCTACGGACAGCACTGACGCAGCTACCAAGGCTTATGTTGACGCAGCTCAGGCTGCTGCTCAGGCATATGCTGACACTGTTTCCTCTGTTCCCGGTCCTACTGGTCCTGCTGGCCCGACTGGCCCTGCTGGTGCGGTTGGTCCTGCTGGCCCTGCTGGACCCACGGGCGCTACTGGCCCACAAGGTCCTGCTGGTCCCACTGGCCCACAAGGCTTACAAGGTCTAACAGGTCCTCAGGGTCCTGCTGGCCCTGCTGGCCCGACCGGAGCAACTGGACCTACTGGCCCCAAGGGCGACACAGGTCCTGCTGGTCCGCAGGGTATTCAAGGGCCTACTGGTCCTACAGGACCTACAGGTCCACAAGGCCCATCAGGTGCTGACTACCAGCCTGACGCTGTTGGCCTCTATTCAGGCCGCTCTGCGTACAACACACAAGCCAGTGGCTTCTCCTATCTCGCAACTGATCAGGCGCTGATCTACTTCAAGCTGTCGGCTACGTCTGGTGACTGGTCGAACGGCATTGCGTTCGGCATTGGTCCACAGGGTCCACAAGGTGCGACTGGTGCGACTGGTCCACAAGGGCCTACAGGTCCTCAGGGTGCTACAGGCGCTACGGGTGCAACTGGTCCGCAAGGTCCCGCTGGTCCAACAGGTCCACAAGGTCCTACAGGTGCACAAGGTCCACAGGGTATTCAAGGCCCTGCTGGTGCTAACGGTGCTAAAGGCGCTCAGTGGCGTGGTGCTTACTCTGCTGGAACGACCTACGTTGTTGACGACGTTGTGCAGTACAACGGTTCGGCTTGGATTGCCATCCTTGGCGGTACTGGTAACACTCCTCCGACGCTTCCTACTACGTCCAACACGTATTGGAACCTGTTAGCACAGGGATTCAATACGCTTGCAGCTACCTCAGTTACGTTCTCTCCGACTGGAAACGTAGCAGCCACTACTGTTCAGGCAGCTATCGCAGAACTTGACTCAGAAAAGGCCGATGCTGCTGCCACTACATCAGCACTTGCTGGCAAGGCTAACACCTCGCACACCCATGTCATCTCTGATGTCACTGGTTTGCAGACAGCGTTGGATGCCAAGGCTCCTCTTGCCTCTCCTGCTTTTACAGGGTCTGCAACTGCTGTTGACATTGCAGTCACAGGTAAAGCGTCTCAGGAGATTGACGCCATTGGTAACACCTCTGGCACAATCACTCTGAACCTTGCTAATGGCAATAACTTCTCCCTGACGCTCAATGCCAACTCTACGAACACGTTGGCTAACCCCAGCAACCTAACCGCTGGTCAGTCAGGTATCATCTTCATCTCGCAGGACGCCACAGGTAGTCGAACCTTGGCGTATGGAACATCTTGGGATTTTCCCGGTGGAACTGCGCCTACTCTAACCACGACAGCTAACGCCGTGGACGCCATCGTCTACACGGTGAGGTCTGCGACGAGTATTGCTGCACAGTTCATTGGAGATATTAAGTGACTCTACCTGTAGAGGTAAATCCTACACTTATGTATAAGTCGGGCGGGGGGTATCAAATCCCCCGTTCGCTGAGGTTTAGGGCAAGTGCTAGTGCAAACCTGACTCGGACACCCGCATCCAACGGTAGCAGGACAACATGGACTATATCGTTCTGGATGAAGAGAGGTGCTCTTACTTCAAGTGCCTTTCAGAATCTGTTTCTTAGCCAAACTTTAGGCTCCAGCACAAACTACGCCTACCTTGGCCTTGATTATACTTCAGGGTTTGGTAATGGCTGTTTGGTGTTTGAAGATTTTACATCTTCAGTTTCGAGAGGACTTGTTAAAACAAACGCACTATTTCGTGACCCTAGTGCTTGGTATCACGTTATATTAGCGTTTGACACCACAAATGCGACAGCGGCAGACCGCATCCGTATATATGTAAACGGTGTTCAGCAAACCCTGACTATTACTACGCAGATTGCTCAAAACCAAAATGGCTACATGAACACGGGGTCCGCCCCTCATTTTATTGGCTCCAACAATAGCAATCCTTCTTCTAACTTTTTTGACGGTTATCTTGCAGACATCAACTTCATCGACGGTCAAGCCCTCACCCCGTCTTCATTCGGTGAAACAGACATCACCACTGGCGTTTGGAAACCAAAAAAATACACTGGCTCCTATGGTACGAACGGCTTCTACCTGAACTTCTCTGACAACTCTGCGGCCACTGCTGCTGCGATTGGTAAGGACAGTTCTGGGAATGGAAACAACTTCACGCCGAACAACATCTCTCTGTCTGCTGGTTCGACTTACGACAGCATGATTGACACGCCTACGCCTTATGATGATGGCGGTAATGGGCGAGGGAATTACTGCGTTCTCAACCCTAACGCGACTGTCCATAGTCCAATAATCACGAACGCAAATCTGTCGTGGCAATCTCCGGCCACATCATCGACGTTTGGATTGACCCATGCGTCAATTCCGATGTCATCTGGAAAATGGTACTGCGAATTTTCTGTCACTAGTGTCGCAAGTACACTTGCAATCGGTATTGCAAACGTCAATCGACCACTAGATACATCATATCTTGGACGTGATGCTGGGCAGTATTCTTACCATAGCAACGCCCTTAAGTATAATACAGACACAGCGGCATCTTACGGCGCAACATATGCCGCTGGTGATTTGATTGGCGTTGCGTTTGATGCTGATGCCGGAAGCATTACTTTCTACAAAAATAACACATCGCAAGGCGTTGCGTTTAGCAGCATACCGTCTGCGTCGTATGTATTTGCCGTAAGCGATGCTGTTGGTGGATCGACCAGCCAATGTTCTGCTGACATCAACTTCGGCCAACGCCCGTTTGCCTACACGCCACCATCTGGCTTCAAGGCGCTCAACACGCAGAACCTTCCTGAGCCTACCATCAAGAAGGGTAGTAGCTGGTTTAACGCAGTGACCTACACTGGTAACGGCGCTGCTCGCTCCATCACAGGTGTAGGCTTCCAACCAGACTTGGTGTGGATCAAGAAGCGTGACACGGCTACCAACGGCTCACACGACCTTTTTGATGCTGTACGTGGTGCTACCAAGTTCCTCAACACCGACTCTACGTCTGCTGAGGCTACAGATGCTCAGTCGTTAACAGCGTTTAACAGTGATGGCTTTAGCTTAGGTACGAATGCTTTTGTGAACTTCAATGGTAACACCTTTGTTGGGTGGAACTGGAAAGAAGGGGCAACACCCGGCTTTGATGTTGTAGCATATAGCGGACCAGCAAGCCCTTCGGTCCAAAGTGTTGCTCATAATCTCGGTGTAAAACCTGATTTTATGATCGTTAAGGCAAGAAACCTTACTGGTCGTAACTGGGCTGTATATCACAAGTCTCTTGGTGCAACTAAATGCTTGCGTCTTAATTTGACCAATGCAGTAGCTACAGTATCAACCTACTGGAACAACACGGAGCCAACGTCTTCTGTGTTCACGCTTGGCACTGATAACGACGTGAATGCCAACGGTTACAACTACGTTGCCTACCTGTGGGCTGAAGTTCCCGGCTTCTCCAAGTTTGGCAGCTACACAGGCAACGGCTCTACCGATGGACCGTTTGTGTATTGTGGTTTTCGACCACGCTTTATTTTGTCAAAGAATGCTAATCAAAGCACAGGCACTCTTTGGCAGATGCACGATACAGCACGAGACACATATAACTATGTGTCGTTGAACCTATCAGCGCACCTATCAAATGCTGAATACAACTATGGAACAACAATCTGCTACGACATCACAGCCAATGGTTTCAAGGTACGTGGCGACGACTATTCTCAGAACGGATCTAACAACACTCACATCTTCGCGGCCTTTGCGGAGAACCCATTCAAATATGCTCTAGCGAGGTAAAACATGTTTCTACTTAATGGCAAAGCCCTCGCCATTGATACTCCATTTGAGTATGAGGGCGTTCGATACCCTGCAAACTGGCTTCGTCTTTCCTCTGCTGAGGAGAAAGCTTCCATTGGTATCGCTGAAGTGGTCGAGCAGACCCGTCCTGACGACAGGTTCTACTGGGTCACTGACAATGGTGATGGTACGTACACATCTACACCGAAGGACCTTGATGATCTCAAGTCCATGATGGTCTTACAAGTGAAAACAACTGCTGGCACCCTGCTCGCACAATCTGACTGGAAGGTCGTCCGTGCGTCCGAAGGTGTCAAACCTGTTGACGAAGCTACCCTAGCTGACCGTGCAGCCATCCGTACTCGTAGCAACGAGCACGAAGCTGCCATTGCAGCCTGCACTACTGTTGAGGAGCTTGCTGCTCTTCAGTTTGATTGGAACTTTGGTGAGGGGGCTGTTTAAGCCCTCTCCCTCATTTCAGGACACATTATGATTGAAGAACTCATTGGCCGTGTTTTCACGGCTCGCAACCTTGCTCATCTTGAGCACTGGAAAACCACAGGTGTTGGCTCTCTCGCCCGTCACATGGCCTTGGGTGACTTCTATGATGGCATTATCGACAAGCTCGACGGTATCGTAGAAGCCTACATTGCTTACTTTGGTGACATTGGTGAGCCTAGAATGGCAGCTCCTAAGGTGTCTGCTCTTGTCCCGCTGATCACAGTGGACGCAGCGTGGATCACCAAGAACCGCTCTGAGATCGCCAAGGGTGTTCCAGCTATTGAGAACATGGTGGACGACCTTGTTGGCCTCTATCTCCACACTCTCTACAAGCTGAAACGACTCTCCTGATGACCAGACGCCTCAACGAGGCGGGACTGGCGCTTTTGAAGAAGTGGGAAGGGTGTAAACTCACCTCCTACAAGGATGTTGGCGGGGTGTGGACCATTGGCTACGGCCATACACGCACCGCACGTCCTAACATGACCATTACACAGGAAGACGCTGACAGGCTCCTACGAGAGGACCTAGCTGTCTTTGCTGATGCAGTGGACAAAGCTGTCAAAGTCCCGCTGACGGACAACCAATTCGCTGCCCTTGTCGTCTTTACGTACAACGTAGGCCGAGGCGCATTCAATAACTCAACCTTACTTCGCAAGCTGAACGCTGGTGACTACGCTTCTGTGCCCTCTGAGCTACTCAGGTGGAACAAGGTGAAGGGTGTGCCTGTAAAGGGCCTCACCAACCGTCGCAATGGCGAAGTGGAGCTGTGGAACACATGATGCTTACCGCTCTACTGCCTATTCTCGGTCCACTCATTGAGAAGTTGGTGGAACGAATCCCTGACCCTGCTGCACGAGAGCGAGCCAAGCTTGAAGCCGAAGCTACGCTACTCAATGCCTCCATCGAGGAGATGAAGGGTCAGGTCGCTATTAACGTCGAAGAAGCAAAGAACCCCAGCGTGTTTGTCGCTGGTTGGCGTCCTGCCATTGGCTGGTCGTGCGCTCTTGCCTTCGCTTTCCTTTATGTCATCGCACCTGTGGTGCAGTGGATCGCCCAGATTTATGGCGTTGTGATCCTCCTGCCCAAGTTTGACGCTGACTCACTCATGTCTCTTACGTTCGGTATGCTCGGCATTGCTGGCTTCCGTACCTTTGAGAAGGTCAAGGGGGTCACGAAGTGAACGATGTGCCACATGAAGTCAAAATCGCAGTGTTAAACACCGAGCTTGAACACATGCGGAAGGACATGGATGAGGTCAAATCAGACCTTAAAGTCATCCGTGAGACCCTTCAACAGGCCAAAGGTGGGTGGAAGACCCTCATGTTGGTCGCTGGTATCTCATCCACAGTGGGTGCTTTCATCGCAAAGCTGTCCCCGTGGCTAGGAGTATGGCCTAAATGAAGAAACGAGCTACCGATGAGGTGCTTGGTGAGCTTCACAAGATGGTCGCAGAGGAGCTAACCCGTCGCATTGCTACTGGTGAAGCCTCCCCTGCGGACATCAATGCAGCCATTAAGTTCCTCCAGAACAACGGTATCGAGGCTGTAGCTACTGAGGAGAACCCTATTGGGAAGCTCGTGGCTGCACTGCCTACATTTGATGACGATGAGGAGCACATCCATTGATGGATTGTGTGACCATTGGTGACTCTATTGCCACAGGGCTGACAAAGCCCCTCAAGTGTGAGCAAAGAGCCTACGTTGGAGCACCGTCAGCAAAGATTGTGCACCTAGCAAAGGGTCCTTACAGGGTCCAGTGCATCATCTCTGCTGGCTCCAACGATCCTCACAACCCTGCCCTGTCCATCAACCTCCACCAGATCAGGCGTAATGCCTTCTGTGGGGCCTACGTGTGGGTAATCCCTGCTAACGGAGCGTCACATAGTGTTAGACAAGTGGCTAACTATTACGGTGATGTAAGAGTTACGTTTACCCCCGGTAAGGATGGGGTCCACCCTGCGAGCTATTCAGAGCTTGCCAAAAAAATAAGGGCCAATGACTGAGCTAGACCCTCTCAAACAAGACTTCAGAAAGTTTCTCTATGTTGTCTGGAAGCATATTGGTCTGCCTGACCCTACCCCTATACAGTACGACATTGCCTACTTCCTCCAACATGGACCGTCCAAGATTGCAATCGAGGCGTTTCGAGGTGTCGGCAAGTCCTTCATCACGTCAGCCTACGTCCTTTGGCGGCTCTATTGTAATCCGCAGCTCAAGTTTCTTGTCGTCTCTGCCTCGAAGGCACGAGCAGATGCCTTCTCCACCTTCACCATGCGGTTGATTCAGGAGATGGACATCCTTGCCTTCCTGAGACCAAGGGAAGAGCAGCGACAGAGCCGTATTGAGTTCGACGTAGGGCCAGCAACCGCTGACCAAAGCCCCTCAGTGAAGTCTGTGGGTATCACTGGTCAGCTCACGGGTAGCCGTGCTGACGAGATCATCGCTGACGACGTGGAAGTGTTGAACAATGCTGCCACTGCTGACATGCGTGAGAAGCTGATCGAGCGTACCAAAGAGTTCTCGGCTATTCTCAAGCCGCTGGACCACGCTAGGATCATCTATCTGGGTACTCCCCAGACTGAAGACTCGATCTACAACAAACTACCAGAGACGTTCGTCACCCGTATCTGGCCTGCTCTTGTTCCTACTAAGGAAGAAAGCGAGAAATACGGTGACAACCTAGCCCCATACATCAGGAAGATGATGGGGTTGAAGCCTGAAGGGACTACTACAGACCCTCACCGCTTCTCTGACATTGATCTGGCCTCTCGACAGGCTGAGTATGGTCGAGCAGGGTTCGCCTTGCAGTTCATGCTCAACACGAGCCTCTCAGATGAGGACAGATACCCCCTCAAGATACGCGATTTGATCGTCATGGACGTGCCTAAGGATAAGGCTCCTATGAAGATCAACTGGCTACCTGACTACAAGCGTGAGCTGAAGGAGCTGCCTAACCTAGCAATGGCTGGGGACAGGTTCTATGCCCCTGCCAGCACTGATGACACGTTCGCAGAGTACACAGGGACCGTCATGTCCATTGACCCTAGTGGTCGAGGGAAGGACGAAACTGGCTACGCTGTGGTCAAGATGCTCAACGGCTACCTCTTTGTGACCCGTGCTGGCGGTCTACAGGGTGGCTACGATACCCCTACCCTCAGGCAACTGGCTCTCATAGCCAAAGAAGAGGGTGTGAACCAGATCATCATCGAAGCCAACTTTGGTGATGGCATGTATCAGGCCCTGTTTGAACCTGTGGTCAACAAGATACACCCCTGCTCCATCGAGGAGGTGAAGCACTCTACCCAGAAGGAGAGGCGCATCATCGACACTCTGGAGCCTGTTATCAGCCGACACAAGCTGATCGTGGACAAGAGGGTGATCGAGGATGATTACAGGACTGCTCAGCAGTACGACGCTGATAACAAGTTCACCAAAACCCTTGTCTACCAGATGACACGTGTCAACTATGACCGGGGTGCTCTCAAGCATGACGACCGATTGGACGCTCTTGCTATAGCCGTGGGCTACTGGGCTGAGAACATGGCTCAGGATGAGGACAGAGGTATCAGACACGAGCGGGAAGAGGCTCTCAACAGAGAACTTGAGCGGTTCATGGAACACGCTTCAGGCAATAAACACTTTGCTAACACTGGCGCACAGCGCCTACTCAACCGGATTTCTAGTAATGACCGAATCTAAAGCATACATCTGGGGTTATCACGCCTCCATTGACATGACTGGCTGTAACAAGAATGCCATCACTGATCGACAGACCATCCTGAACTTCTGCCGGGAGCTGGTAGAGGCTATCGACATGAAGGCATATGGCGAACCCCAGCTTGAGCACTTTGCTGAACACGATGCTGGCAAGGCTGGCTTTACGCTCTCCCAGTTGATCGAGACCTCCAACATCTGTGCACACTTTGTGGACGCTACAGGTGAGGTCTATCTGGACATCTTTTCCTGCAAGGAGTTTGACCCTGAGGTCGCTGCTGAGGTGACTGGGCGCTACTTCAGCCCTCAGTTTGGCGAGATATTCTTCAGGGAACGAGGTGTTAGCTTGTTGGACATGGCGAACACCGAGGTAGCCAATTAAAAGGGGTCTAGGAGGCCCTAGGAAGGCTCGTGGCGGCATTTGTGAGCATGGTGGCTACTACCCTAGCCTGAGTGTTTACTTGCCGTCTACGGGCTTCCTATTGGCTAATAGATTTTGCTACAAAAATCTGAAGAGGTAGCGCGAAGAGGTGGTGGCCGAATTACCCCCTTATGGCTATGCTCGTGCTCCTTATTGCTCTGCTCAAGCTTTCTTATTGCTTTGCTCAAGCTCTGCCAAGGCACAAGCCCTGCTAACCCATTGATTTTATTGCGTTTACACCGGATTGCATATGCGTTTTGACACTAGCTAGGCAATGCGAGCACGAGCTGAGCAATGCCAGCACGAGCTGAGCAATTCGTATTGCCGTGCTTGTGTCTTGTGCGGTATTTTTTTTTCTTTGCCACAAAGCTATTTCACAAAGCTATCCTACAAAGCTTTCTCACAAAGCTATCTCACAAAGCTTTCTCACAAAGCTTTCTCACAAAGCTATCTCACAAAGCTATCCTACAAAGCTATCCTACAAAGCTTTGCAACAAAGCAAATCTCCTCGCGCACACACACACGCACACACGCGCACACGCACGCGATTATATCCACGCGCACGTTCAATATACCGCTCGCAGAAAGCCTAGGCTTATTGCCAAGCTATTAGACTAAAGTATTACGACTAAAGTCTAATAATATTTTTTCATTTTTTCTTTTGTGTAACAGGCACAGTTACAATAGGCGAGTATAGTCAAATCATCCACCGACCAAGTGCAGCGCACCGAGCGCAAGGCAAGGCGGGCAAGGGCAGGACGCCCCGCAAGACGGATCATAGCAGGGACGATTGCCCGCTGCGATACAACTACTCACTAGGTGCTAGCCACGATAGCCGGAAGGCGGTGAGGGGTGCGTTGGTCTCATGGCGAAAGGCCCTGCTAGGCAAGAATACTCTCTGCCCTCACGGTGCGAATGAGGGCGGGAGCGTTCTGGCGATAGGTGCAAGGGCCTATTGCTTCAACGCTCTAACTAATAGGTGCACTATGTCCAAGTCTGCTAAGCCCCTCTCGTTCTCTCTCCCTCTCGTTCGCGTCATGGTTCGCAAGCGTTCCACCGTGTCCAAATGGGGCACACACAAGGGCAAGATTGGCCGTGTGTTTAACGCTGGTCGCTACATGGTAGCTACATTCCCCAAGCGTTCCGCCCGTTGCATCACTGCTAACTTGCGCGTCTCTTGATCCGTTGCTTGCGGTAGTGTATTCATTACGCTACCGCTCCATCTCTCTTACAGGTGCTTCCATGTCCTACGCTACTCTCACCTCTGCAATCGCTGACGCTGGCAAAGTCTCTCTCGGCAATGGCAAGATGCCCGGTTCCACGTTCGCCATTAGTGCCACTATGTGCAAAACAGGTGGCAAGCTTGCACAGATCAAGGATAGCACCTGTTCGCGTTGCTACGCTCTTAAGCTCGAAAAGCTTCGGCCATCTGTACACATCGGCTGGCTTGCCAACTACACCAAGGCCACCAAGCTCATCGCCACCAATCCTGACCAGTGGGCGCAAGCTTGCGCGTTCCAAATCAAGCGTGCCTATGCCAAATCGGGCGAGCCTTATCATCGCTGGTTCGATTCGGGTGATCTGCAATCTGTCGAGATGCTTCGCGCTATCGTGCTCACATGTGAGCTGACGCCTGAAATTAACCACTGGCTCCCTACTCGTGAGGCAACCATCGTGCGCGATTATCTCGCCGCTCATGGTCCTTTCCCTACCAATCTCATTGTGCGCGTCTCTGCCACCATGATTGGCGATGCGCCACGCAATGCCGCACACACAAGCACCGTGCACCGCAAGGGTTCGGATGTGTCAGGCCATGCCTGCCCTGCCTCAACACAGGGCAACACATGCGGCACGTGCCGTGCTTGCTGGTCGCATGATGTCGCTAACGTGTCCTATCCTCTGCATTAATCATCACGCTAACGTAAGGAACCTACACCGTGACAATCTACCAGCTACACTATATCGAGCCTAACGATTCGCTGTTCGCTCTGCCTGTCTTTGGTGACAAGCGTTCGATCTGGGATGCGTTCGCCAAGCACCGCCATTTCCGCACCTATCGCACGTTCTGTGAGGTTCAAGGTGTGAACCCTATCAAGCACAAGGCTAACTTTAAACTGATCGAGGTGAAGTAATGACCAGCTCTCAATTCGAGGCGGTAGTGTTCCGCTTTACTATCATCACGCTCATCGCGTCCCTGTTTCTCATCGCAATCTTGGAGGGTTAAACAATGGCTAAGCTCACATACTGGATCGCACCTCGTCTTGACGATGGCATCTGCTACAGCCTGATTGGTAAAACCAAGAAAGCTGTTCAGCAGCAGCTTGACCAAATCACACAAGAGCAAAAGGGCAGCCCGTGGGCAGCGTCCTTTGGCCCAATCGAGAAGCGCATAGTCAAGTACAAGGATGCTTTCGATCTGTTCGATTGGTGCACAGGCGAAGGTGGTGGCCGTGATTGCGGCTGGACGGAGGACTGAACCATGTCAAAACCTGATTACTACGAAGCACACCTGACCCTTACAGGTGGCCTGACTGAAACTGTAGCGGCTGAACGTCTCTATGACCTGATCACGCTGGCTAGGCACGCCACCCTCAATGCCAATGTGGAGGGCTATGACGTGGAGCGTATCGCAATCCTAAAGGTGTTTGGCACTGAACACGAGGCTGGACCCTTCAAGCTTGTAATGGTGGAGGACTGACCATGACACACACAATCGAACGCGCCGATGGCCTGACCATCACCTATGACAACACTGGTGCGTGGCTCGAAACCACTGCACGTGGCTTCAAAACCAAGGAGGAAGCTATCAACTGGCAACTGGACTATGCCGATGCCTACCCTATCTGGGGCTATGGCACGATGTTTCGTCTTGGTGAGGACAAGGACACAGGCTCCTACTATGTCCATGCCATGCGCTACCACTCGTGTGACTAATGAGTGGCCCCTTAATCCTCATCACTGGTCTCATCTACCTCTACGTAGCTGTTGACCAATCCTTCAAGGGCAACACTGGAATGGGGATGGCCTATGCAGGCTATGCCTTTTCCAATGTGGGCCTGTTCATGCTGGCTAAATAGGTGTCCCATGCCAATCAGCCCTGACCTCTACAAACACTTCGTTGACAACTACTCTGACCGCATTGTCCCGCTCGATCTGTACCTGAACGATCTGCAACGTGCCTTGTCCGATGCTTGCTGGAACGAAAACGATGAGGATGAGAGATGGTTGCAGAAGCGTATCGAATATGCTAGGTACTCAAAGGATTGTGGCGAAGAGTACTACGTCCCTTGGTGAGAGAACATGACACCCGCTGCCCTACTGGGTTTGATCGAATGGGTTTCCGAACACACTGCTACCGAGATGCAACTGTCCACTCTGCGTGTGTTTCTCTTCGTGGCTACACGGGGGAAGTGCACACAGAGGGATGTCGAGGTCTACCTCGGCACAACAGGGGCCTCAACCTCTAGGAACATCTCCTATTGGACGGAGAGGCGCTTTGATCGAGAGCCGGGGCTGGGGTTCATCCGTCGAGAGGAGGATGATTACGACCGACGTGTCCGCAACCTGACATTGACCAAGAAGGGTCAAGCTTTCTACGAACAGTTGAAGGGCAAACTATGACTATCATCAGCACGCTAGCCTTCAAAGCTCTTCTCGGCTTAGGTCTAGCCCTCATCATTGGCTACATGACCAACAAGAGGTGACACATGGCACGCAAGAGAGGCAACAGGTGGCAGGCTGACGCCCTCGTCAATGGGGTGCGTAAACGTCCTACCTTCGCCACCCACGCTGAGGCTGAAGCCTTTGAGCGTGACCC